GAGCGCGCCGCCTGTCGACGGGGGTCGAAGTCGTTAATTATTTCTTTGCCGCCCTGCGGGTCGTTTTAGCCTCCCCGGTCGCGGGTTTGCGGGTGGCGGTTTTACGTACCGGCGCTTTTTTCGGCGCGTTATCCCTGGTGTCTTCCTGTGCGGCGTCCTGGTCTGTCGTGGTCGCTTCGTCGCCGGGTTCAGGTGGCAACTTTTTCAGGGCGCGCGTCAGGGTGGCGATTTCGCGCTTAACCCCGGCGTTGGGGTTAAGATGCATGGCTTCACGCAACAGTTTCAGTGATAACGCCTGCGTTTGCGGGTCGGTTATCGCCCGGCGTGAGAATGCTCTTGCCTTACAAAGCTTGGCGCGTACCTCGTCCGGCATATCGCAGTCGTTCACAATGCCCTGAAGGGTGTCCAGCGGTGCGATATAAGCGGATAAATCGGCGTCCGGGTCGGTTCCCGCCAGTGTTAATAACGGGTTACAGATTTCTTCCGTGAGTACCGTCGCCGCGTCACGACCGAAATTGTCCGGCAGACTGAGGTTGTGGCGTACCACGTATTCGCCGATGCGTAATGCCAGCGGGAGATCTCCACAGTCCACGGCCCACACCATCAGGGTGGTAATGACTTCATCCGGGCGTCCGTTGTCGCTGTCCAGCGTCCCCTCGATCCAGCCTTCAAATTCAGGCAAAAGTTCTTTTTTGGCGACGGCTTTTGCTGCTTTTGACTGGATGCCCTTTAGCCGCGACTGCGCCAGGCGGAGTCGGTGAAGGATCTGTTCGTGCGCGGTACGTTCAACCAGCGTTTCTTCCCCGGTCTCAAGCCCTGCACGGCGCGCCATGACCTGTTGAAAATGTTTCTGTGCCGGTGTCAGCATCTTTTTATCCTCCGTTATGGCGGGCGCGCTGCGCGCTGCGCCCGCGTCATACGTTATGCGGAGGCGCGCTGCGCCCGCGTCATACGTTATGCGGCTGCACCTGCATTACTGGCGGCTTCCGGCTCCGGCGCAAACTTCAGGTCTTCAATCAGGGCGCACTTGCCGTAATCCTCCACCGCGTAGGCGTCATTCATCGACTGATAGGTGGCGATGCGGTTGTACTCCGGCTCCTCGCGCATCAGGCGACGCAGACTCCCTTTCTGGAAGTAGATCGAAAGGTTGCTGAAGGAGGTGATTAGCATCGCGTTATCCGGGAAGAACGGCGCGAAGTAAGTTGGCAGACCGCCGATCAGGTGAGACGCCACAATCAACTGACCGGCCATCAGTTCAGTATTGGGGTTGGTCTGGCTCAGGGAATTGATGAACGGCAGACGCAGTGAGTTAAAGAGGTTGCGTGATAACAGTACAACCAGATCGGGGGCGTCTTTGTACCACTCATCAAGCAACGAAGAACGCGCGTCCTGAACCAGGGCGTCAGGGTTGGCGTAGTCACCCTTAGTGACAACCTTGTTGCCCATGTCGCGGGTTGCAAGCGTCACACCCTTCATTACTCGCGCTGCTGCCTGTTTACGAATATGCTCAATCCAGCCGGTGTTAACGTCCTGAAGGCGCGGGTTAGCGGAAAAATCGGAAACGAGCGCATGATTTGTACCGTTAAAGCCGATCATGATGCGGTCAAGCGCGATCTGAAGCGCAATCTGCTTACTGATACGTGTGGCGAAATCGGGATGGGCGTTCCAGGCGTCAAGCTGTGCGTAGCTGATGTAGGTGTCGTAGTTCACCTGCTCACAACGATAGCGGCGTGCGGCCAGATCGTAAGGTGTGAGCGGATTACGTCGCGTGGTGCCGTCGCTGCTGCTGTTGGTGCGGGCAATCGGGCCGGTAGTGTCAACGAGAACTTTTTCACCTTCCTGATCGGTAACACCGATGATGTTGATTTTTTGTGTCAGTTCGGTGCTGTCTTTCATGGCGTTTTCAAGACGCTGCTGAACAGCCGGATCAACGGCGAAGTTTTTTGCCAGTCCTGTTACCGGAAGACCGTTAAGGCTCGCCTGATGCGCCATGTAGAGGTCAAGATTACTGCGGGTACTGGCTGAAAGTGCGTAATTCATCGCTTTATTCTCTCGCTTTAAAATCAGAAGTCGGGCATTTCTGCGGCGTTACCGCCTGTTGCGCGGAAACGGTCTTTTGTATCGCCGTCCTGGCTTGCCAGTTGGTTGCGTAGCGTGGTCAGTTCGGTAGATAGTTTTTCGATGGTTTTGTGGTCGCTGTCGTACTGGCGCGACATATCGTTAAAGCGATCGAGAAGGTCAGCGTGTGACTGCGCCACACCTTCCATGGCTTCCCGTACCTGGCTGAACTGCTCGCCGTCTGATTTACGTCCCTTGCCAATCAACTCCATGACACGGCTGAACCATTGTTTGCCTTCTTCGCTGCGCTGTTCTGCCAGTTCGATAATTTCGGCTTCCATCGCTTCGGTGAATATTGGCGCTTCGGTATGCTGGTTACTGAATTTCATCACCTGCTCGCGCTGCTGTGCGGCGAATTTCAGGCGCTCAGTACCGAGACTTGCCGGGGTGTCGGTCATTGCAAGCCCCATAATGTAGGGTTTGCCGTCCAGCGCATCCGGGTAAAGCTCAATACTGGAGTAGATCTTCTTGCCTTCGTCCGTGAGTTCTTTCATGCGGTCGGTGGGTTCAATTTCCGCATTGAGTGCGACGCGTCCGGCCAGCGGGCCTTCGGTGATATCTTCCGTGCTCAGTGCCGTCACATCGCCCATAGCGCAAAGTTCACTGTTGGGGAAAATAGACTTGATGTGTTCCACGTTAACCCGCGCGCCGTACACCGTGGGATCGTAGTTTTTCGCTGCTGCCTTCAGAAGCTCGCCACTGATTTCGCGTCCGTCAATGGTTGAACCGGAAACGGCGACGCGAAATTTTTTACGGGCTGGTTTGTTTGCGCTACCCATGCTGCTAACCCTGTCTGTGTTTGTGATGCAGCCATGATGACAAGGCTTAAGCGCCTTCCTCAATGCGGTTTTGTTGTCGCTGAACGGGCAGAACTGAAAGGGTGTGAGACAGGGATCGCGCGCGGGGTAATCTTCCCGGCATAGAGCGGGAGGCGCAATGATTCAGGATGCTTTTGTACGGCTGCGGGCTAAACAACTTTACTGGCAGGGATACCCGCCAGCGGAAATCGCGCGGCTGATGGGGATAAGCCAGAACACGATTTATTCATGGAAAAAACGCGATGAATGGGACGAAACGCCGCCTGTTGCACGCGTCACGCAGTCCATTGATGCCCGCCTTGTTCAGCTTACAGGAAAGTCCGATAAAACCGGGGGTGATTTTAAAGAGATTGACCTGCTCACGCGGCAACTGAAAAAGCTGAGTGACGGTCAGACCGGGGACGCGAACGGCACAAAAAAGCCGCGCAAACGTAAACTTAAAAATCACTTCACCGAAGAGCAAATTACCGCGCTGCGGGAAAAAATATTGGGTTCGCTGGCCTGGCATCAACGCGGCTGGTATGAACAACGCCATCACCGCAACCGTATGATCCTGAAGTCCCGCCAGATTGGGGCGACCTGGTATTTTGCACGCGAGGCATTGCTTGATGCGCTGCGGGAGGATGTGAAATACCCGTATCAGCGTAACCAGGTCTTTTTGTCGGCGTCCCGGCGCCAGGCGTTCCAGTTTAAGACGGCTATTCAGGAGGTGGCGCTGGAAGTGGATGTTGAGCTGAAAGGCGGCGACAAAATCATTCTGTCTAACGGGGCTCAACTGCATTTTCTGGGGACGTCAGCGGCGACGGCGCAATCCTATACGGGCAACCTGAAATTTGATGAATTTTTCTGGACTAATAATTTTGTCAAACTCCGTAATGTCGCCGGGGCAATGGCAACACTGAAGGGGCTTACCCGTACCTACTTTTCCACCCCCTCAAGCGAGACACATGAAGCCTATCTGTTCTGGACGGGCGACCGGTGGAATGAAAAGCGCCAGAAATCGAAACGTCAGGAGTTTGACGTGTCCTGGAAGGCGCTTAACAGCGGCGTTCTGTACCCGGATAAAATCTGGCGGCAGATTGTCACCCTTCAGGATGTTATCGATCACGGCTGGAAACATACAGACCTGGAAGAAGTTCAGGATGAAAACAGCGAAGACGAGTTCCGCAATCTGTATATGTGCGAGTTTGTTCGCGATGGTGAGTCCGCCTTCAGCCTGAACTCGCTGATAGGCTGTGGCGTTGACGGCTATGACGACTGGCCGGACTGGAAGCCGTTCGCGCCACGACCAGTAGGAAATCGCCCCGTCTGGGTGGGATATGACGCCAACGGGAGTACCGGCAACGGCGACAGTGGCGCTCTGTGCGTGGTGGTGCCGCCTGCCGTACCCGGTGGCAGATTCCGCACCATTGAGACAAGACAGGTGCAGGGACTGGAGTTCGAAGAGCAGGCGCGGGTGATTGAAGATATCACCCTGAAATATAACGTTCAGCACATCGGCATCGATGTGACCGGCGGTAATGGTGACGCCGTGTATCAGATAGTCAAAAAATTCTTCCCTGCTGCGGTTCCCTACAATTTCACACTGGCGTCAAAACGGGCGCTGGTCATGAAAATGCTACAGGTCATACGTGCCGGGCGGTGGGAATACGATCGCGGCGAACGTGAACTGGTGACGGCATTTAATGCAATACGCAAAACCAAAACGCAGGCCGGATTTATTACCTACGATACAGACCGCTCGCGCGGTGTCAGTCACGGCGATCTGGCGTGGGCGAATATGCTTGCCGTCATTAATGAACCGCTTGGCGATGACGATGGCGCGGTCAAGAGTCTTGTTATGGAGTTCTGATGAGCAGAAAAAACCGGAAGAAAAGCTACAACAGGGGCGCGGGGGTGGGATTTGAGCAGGCCCTTAAAAGCGATCCCGCGCTGAGTGCGTTCACATTTGACGGCCCTTACATCGTCAGCGGTTTTGACCTGCTGGATAATATGTACTGTGCCGATAACGGGCGATGGTACGAAACGCCGGTTGATTTCGGCGGGCTGGCGCGGGCATCACGGCAGACGTCATGGCATCAGTCAGCGTTGTACTTCAAACGCAATGCGCTCAATGGCTGTTTTATTCCGCATCGCCTGCTGAGTCGTCAGGCGTTTTCGGCGCTGGCGCTGGACTGGTTCGTGTTTGGCAATGCCTACGTTGAACGTCGTCGTAACCGTCTGGGCGGCACGCTGGAGTTACGCCACGCGCTGGCAAAATATACCCGTCGCGGCACTGATTTTGAGACTTACTGGTACACCGAACCCGGCAGGGATGATTACGCTTTCCGGCGCGGGGAGGTCTGCCACATCATCAATCCCGATATCAATCAGGAGATCTACGGAATGCCTGAATATATCGGGGCGCTGCTGTCGGCCAGTCTCTCACGTTCTGCGGATCAGTTTCGCAAATACTACTATGACAACGGTTCACACGCGGGCTGCATTATTCATATAGGATCATCCGCCGTTGACCGCGAAAGCATGGAAGCACTGAAAAAAACGTTAACGGAATCGCGGGGCGGCGGCGCATTTAAAAACCTGCTGATCCAGACCACTGGCGGGGGCAAAGACGGGGTGCAAATTCTGCCATTTCAGCAAATCACCGCCAAAGATGAGTTTATGAATATCAAAGCGTCTTCGCGTGATGATGTGCTGGCCTCTCACCGCGTACCGCCGCAATTGCTGGGTGCCATGCCTGGCGAGAAGGGATCGTTTGGCGACGTTGAGAAAGCGGCGCGCGTTTTCGCCATCAATGAACTTAATCCGGCAATGGAAGCCCTGAAATATATCAATGACTGGCTGGGCGAAGAGGTGGTGCGGTTTAACCCTTACGCGCTGCTGGAACAGAACAGCGCCTGATACCTCCGGCAGGTTAAACGGAGCATGGCCTGCCACACCATACACCATCAATTTTTTTCACTGTCCCTTTCTGCTTTCTGCTTATTAACCTGCTGGTTATCAGCACATTAGCGGCCACGCCTTCCCTGAATCTCCCTTTAAAAATAACGCCTCAGCGCCACGCAGACGGGCGCACGGGCGCACGTCTGAGCGATCGAATCAAGCCGACGGGCGCACGTCTGAGCGATCGAATCAAGCCAGCGCGTGCCAGTTCGTCGCACACAAAGGCGCTCGCGCGGCGATTTAGCCACATTCTAGCCGGGTTGCCTTCCTGTCTCCGTTTCGTGGGCTGTTCCCCCGTCACCTGCGCGCGGCAAACGCTTCAATTTTTGTGCACGCACCGATCCGACCTCAGACCGCGCCAGTACAGGCCGGAAAGGGCAAAAAATCGGTCAAAAAAATTGTGCAAAATTGTGCGCTATTGTGCATTTATAAAATCAACTAAAAAACACCTGGTGTGGCTTATCTCTACCACTCGATCGGCACGTAGTCATTAAGTTCCGGGGACCAATTGCACTTTTCACATCTGTGCTTTCCGTTCTGGCAGATACATAAACGATGACGGCCACAATGCGGGCATCCATCTTCGCCATTATCATAATCACCGAGCGACCATTCCTGCATAAGCCGCTCTTCTTCATCATCATTTAGCATTGATCCTCCTGAGCTATTTACTTTTCTCGTAAGTGCAGAGTTTTACTTTTTTATCATTCTACCCCGACCAGCGATGGTGCGTAAGCGGCTTTATGGCAGGCCTCAGTAATTCCGCTTCCTCGCCCTGACAGACTCACCGCCGCGCGGTTCGCTAATCAGGGCTTGCGGCGAGCGGGTTCATCTCTCTCTCAAAAAAATAAAAAAGTCTTGCCCTAATAACTAGGACGTAATACACTGTTCTCACAGCAAGGGGATGGCCCTGCTGATAGCTGAAAGGAGCTTCAACATGAACAAGTCAACGCTTTTTATTACCGCCTGGAACACATCCCGCGACGCAGCCGCTAAATTCGGTGGCTCAGTAAAATCTTATTTCGCTGAATCCCTGAAATTAGCATATGGCCGTACACGTCTGGTCACGCTTGAGGCCTGCCTGAAAATTGGCGGCAAACTTTGGAAAAAAAACGGTATGCACCGCGTTTATTTTAACGGTGATATTGTTGCCGCCGCTGTCGGTTTTGAATACGACACGTATAAAACCGGTAATATCAAATGGGCCCGCCTGGGTGATGCCTCCCTGGCGAACGGCAGAGCAAACGCTGTTCGCACGATGATTTACACTGGCAAATTCTGGTTCGATACGGCTGATAATAAAATTCATGCCCGTGGCGACGAATGCCGCGACCTGAGCCTGATTAGCGTTGTCCGCGCACTGAAAGCCGTCGCCCTGGCGGCATAATAATTTCGCCCCGCTGCGGCGGGGCTTGCTGGAGATAATATATGAACAACACTGAAAAAATGATGGCGGTCGGGAAGCTGGTATACGGCGATAACTGGCAGTCCCCGCTATCCCGCGATATTGATGTTGACAGCCGCACTATCCGCTATGCCCTGAAAGGGGAGCGCGAAATCAATCACCTTTCCTCGCGCCTGTTGGAAGCGCTGGAGCAAAAAATAGAAAAAATCAAATCAGCCATCGACATTATAAACCGCGATAAAATGAGCGGTGATGATGTTGATGTCGATATCATCAGTAATATTATTGACGGGTATGAATACCACGACGAGCAATATAAAAAAGCCGCTTTCGACGAGATGAACAATGCCGTTTATGCCGATACCTGGCTTTCTGATCTGGATTCAATCGCCCGCAAGTGGAGCAAAATTAATAAAAATTAACGGTCAAAAATTAACGGTCTGACTTTTTATTGCCCAGATATCGGGCGGCTGTTTCTGCCTTATGCGCCAGTATCTGGCCAGTATCTGGCGCTTTCTTTCCCACCTGTATGCCAGTATCTGGCGCTTTCTTTCCCACCTGGCCCGCTCTTTTTCTGCTTCCTGTTCTTTGTACCGGCACAATATCGACGATAATTTTGTGCAACGACAACCGTAGCGCTGTTTTACCTGTTCCGGCGTCATGCTGAAGGTCACTTTCAGCCGATAGCGGTGGGGATTACTGGCTACCGGTTCCGCCCAGGCGATGACGCAATCCCCAAGATCGATAATACCCCTCCTGTTGGGTAGCAGGTGCCTGATGATGAGCGTGTCGCCGGGTTCTGGCTGAGACGGGAGATCGGCTTCGGTTATCGGGAAGCTTCCGGGGCTGGCTTTCAGCATTTCCCAGCGTTCCGGCGTCAGGTCGAGTATAAAACTACGCATTTTTCCCCCTTGTGGCTTTCTGCCAGCGGGATAACAGGTTGTGAAGGGTACGCCTGGCGCCGGATGTTTCAGATATCCGGCGTTCCTGTTTCCTGCTGTCAGTACGTTGTTCTGAATCACGAACGGCTTCGGCTTTCTTCTGCTGGTAGATGGCGTCGGCGCTGGCGTAGCTGGCCGCACGCTGCAACGCCTCTTCGTGTAGTTTTTCCCGCCAGTGTTCCGCCTGTTCTTCCGGCGTCAGATCAATAAATTCGTGGTAAGCGGCTTTCACTTCCGGCCCCCACTGAGTGGCGGAAGCGTCGTTGATGGTCGCTTTCATGCTGTTGACGGTGGCGGTGAAGGCTTCATCTGCGCTTAACCGGGGTTCACGTTTCAGGCGGTCGGTGATTTCCTGCTTTTGCTGGCGGGAATATTGCCGTAAATCGTCAATATTTCGCGGAAGTTCTGTCGGCTTACTGTCGCTTTTTTCGCCGGGTTTCGGGGGCTGCGTACAGTTATTGACAGAACTCCAAGAGGCCGCTTCGCCCTTACCCAAAAATAAATTGTGATT